CATGCCGGGTATTATTCGGGGTATCGCCTTGACTTCATGGAGGAATACGGAAACACCCCAGTCGTGCAGACAGGAACCGTTACCACCGTGTCGGGCCGTGTTGCCTTTGCAGGAAACTTGGAGCAGTTGGAACTTGCGACTTGGAGCGGTGGTCTGTACTTTCCAAGTGGTGCAATTGTCAACGACACGAATCGGATGCTGACAACTCCTACGACTCGCACGGTCTATGCGGACGGCTACGGATGGCTCTGCATCGGGCAGTTTAACTACGCGGTCGAGAAGGCTTACATCCAATACTGGAGTGCAACAGGAGCGACCTTTGCAAGGCAGTTCGACGTGTTAGCGTCGAGTGTATCGGGTTCAAATGTCATCCGCTTCGGGGTCGGGCCAATGAACCTCAAAGCCCTCACGTCGGGGCAATGCTTGGACGGGAACCCCGGAGATTACCTATTCCAAGGCAATGCCGGGGACTTCTACGATGTTTACTTCTCAAGGGGGGCAAACATCACGATTCGTCAGAGATACGTCATCGGGCAATGCCAGCGGTTCAACTCCATCCCGGTACACTTTCAAAACAAATACGGAGGCATTGACTCCTACACCTTCACGCTCAAGAACCGCAAGAGGGCCAACATAAGCAGGCAGACGTTCGGGTACAACTCGGACGTTTACGCAACCACGACTTACGACAAAGTTTGGGCAGGTGAGTTTGACTACGTTTACGCACTCAACTCGGACTGGCTGACCGATGCAGAATCTGCTTGGCTGATTGAGATGGTCAGGTCCGGGCAGGTATGGCTTGAACTGGATGGGCAGTTGGTGGAAGCAATTGTGAACGCCAACACTTACCAATTCACGACTCGCAGGAACGACCGCCTCACGCAGTTGCAGGTCGAGGTTGCAGTCGCTTACAAGAACAACATCCTATGAGCGTTACGCTAATTGCCTACCCTCTCAACGATTCCAACGCAGAGGTTCCATACGTCCTTGACACGATGGGCGAAATTGACATCGCCCTGACCTTTTCGGTTGAGGACATTGCCGACATCACCAAGCGGAGGGGGTCGTTCAGTAAGACGATAACCCTGCCAAACACGCCTACCAACAGGGCCTGCTTTGGCTATGCTTACAACATCCAGTCCTTCGTGGGTGGATTCCAACCGAACAAGAAGATTCGTGCTGCGATGTGGGAGGACGGGGTTCAAGTGTTCAGCGGAGTTCTGCAACTGATTTCCATGTCCAAAATCCGGGGAGAGGTAACCTACGAGGTTGGCCTATTCTCGGACGATGTGAGCCTGTTCAAGTCCATTGAGGGCAACCTACTTGCGACAACTGCCGGCGTTACCGGCATGAACCACACGCTGACCTCGGCCCATGTTTCTGCGACTTGGACCGCAAGTGGTGCGAGCGGTTACGTTTACGGCTTGGTTGATTCCTACGGCTACACGGACGTAGTTACGCAAGGGTGGTTTGCCGTGCCGTTCTACAAGATGACCCCAAGCATCTATGTCAAAAAGTTGGTGGACTTGATATTCGCACAGGCAGGGTATCGCTACACCTCGGAGTTCTTTAACTCGGAGCGGTTCGGTAAGTTGGTCATCCCTTACGCTGCCGGGGAAGCAATCTTTAACCTTTCGGGGTCTGCGATTTTTGTGGCAAGTACAGGAACGGTTAGTGGAACATTCGGTCAAAACCTAACGATGCGGTTTCAGGATGAAACGGGGACGTACTACGACCGACCCGGATATTGGGTTCCTTCGTCAAGCGTCTTTGATGCCCCTGAAGTTCCAACCCGTTGGAACATAACCGTCAATTACGAATTACAGGCTCAATTCTCTACTGCCGCTTATGGATTCGCAAATATGTCAATACGAAATCTCACAACTTCGGGCGACATTGCGGTCATTCAAAACATTGCAATAAACTACCAAAGCGGTCTTAGCGGTCCGCTATCAACAACTTTTGCCAACGTAACCATCCCTGCAAACACAATTGCAAACATTGGTTTTGTCTTTACAACGCCACAGGGAGGAACTATCCTCCAAGGTGCAACGGTGCTATGGGAATGTTTGGAGAACCCTCAAACATTGAACATGGTTGACATGAGGACCGCCCTGCCTGCTGACGTAAAGCAGAGCGACCTCCTGCAAGACCTGCAAAAGATGTTCAACCTCTACTTCATGGCGGACCCTGCCGACCCGAAGAACCTCATCGTGGAACCTTGGATGAACTTCTATTCATCGGGGGTCGTGGACTGGTCGCAGAAATCGGATGAGAATGCCGAGCAGAACATCACGAATGGGGACCCGAACCAATACAAGACCATCGTGTTCAAGTACAAGGATGCCGGGGATTATTTATCCAAGTTGGACAAGTCGAACTACCCATTGGCGAAGGAAGGCTACGGAGGGCGAATCTTCACAACCGACAACTTCTACGGCAAGGGCGAGAACATCGTCGAACTCGCTTGCAGCACCCTTATCCCTGCAAACTTCACGACTGACAAGGTAATCGGTAGGGTTTGGGACTTGGACGGCTCCGCTTTGTCGGGAACCATCAAGACCTTGCAGAGCGGTTACCGAATAGCCCAGTACAATCTGATTGAAGCCCCGACAACTTGGGCCTACCAGTACGGGGTCAGCGGTTCGTTTGCACTCGCAGAGTCGTTGCTGAATCTGCCCTTTGTCAGCCACCTTAACAACCCTTACGCAGCAGATTTCGACCTTGCCTTTGGAATACCTAAGCAGTTGTACTATGCGGTGAATGTCGCCGCAAATAGCGACCCTTACGCATACACGAACAACAACCTGTTCAACATCTATTGGTGGAATTTCATCCAAGAAACCGTCAGTCGTGAGGCGATGCAGTTGGAGTTGTCCATCATGCTCAATGCCGTGGACATCAGCCAACTTGACTTCCGCACTCCCATCTACTACGGAGGGGTCCGTTGGAGGCTGCTTGAGATTCGGGACTACGAGATAGGTCAGCAGAAGCCTTGCCGGGTAACCCTTCGCAGGATTCTTAATCTCACCGAGTTCGCTCCAAAGCAAATCTATTACTTCCCCTACGATGGGCCAGTTCCTGCAACGGATTCGGATTACCCGAACGAAGTCCCCCCGATTCCATTGGTCAAGGAACTGCCAGCGGTTGCGGGTCCTCCGGGTGAAACAGGTGCGACTGGAGCAACAGGAGCAACGGGTGCGGTCGGTCCAGCAGGTGAAGGCTATACCCCGGGCGATGCAGCAGGCGACATCAAGTATTGGGACGGCACCGATTGGGTCAACTTGTCTATTGGGACGGAAGGTCAGGTCTTAGAGGTTGCGTCGGGAATACCATCATGGCAGGATAAAGGATAAATAAAAACTATGGCAGTTACTAAAGAAATCGTCCTTGAAGTAGGGCTTAAAGACTCAACGGCACAAGGCACGACGAGTGCTAAACAACGGCTTAGGGAACTCCAAAAAACCCTGACCGAGATGGCCTTGGCTGGGGAATCCGGGACCAAGGCTTTCAAGCAAATGGAGGTCGAGGCAGGGAAACTCAAGGACCAAATCGGGGACACAAGCCAGCGAATCAAAAACCTCGCATCGGACACACGCAACATCGACACCTTCGTGTCAGCGGTGCAGGGTATAACGGCAGGGTTCCAAATCGCCCAAGGTGCAGCAGCGTTGTTTGGTGATGAAAATAAAGACTTACAAGAATCGCTACTGAAGGTCCAAGGGGCCATGGCTCTTGCTACTGGAGTGCAGCAGGTCGCCAACCTGCTCAACAAGGATAGCATCCTGATAACCCAAGGGCAGGCAGCAGCGCAGAAACTTTATGCGTTAGCGGTTGGCACAAGTACAGGGGCCTTGCGAGCCTTTCGCATCGCATTGGCTGCAACTGGTATCGGGGCGATTGTCGTTGCTCTTGGATTTGCAGCGGAAGCAATGGGGCTATTTTCAAGCAAAACAAAGGAAAACACGGAAGCCCAAGAAAAGAATAAAAAGGCGTTAGAGGACACGGTTGGCACTTTGGAATACTACGAGCGAAAGTTAAAAGCAAATGGTGCTACCGAAGGCGACCTTGCTAAAAGACGACGGGCTGCATTGGTTGCCGAAAAGGAAGAGTTGGATAGGAAACTTGCAGAAGATGTTGCAAGGTTTGGCGTGAAAAACGACAAGTATCAAACGTCCTTGCGTAATGAACTTGACCTGCTTGACACAAAAATCAAGGAAGAAGGTAAAATAATTAAAGCGGAAGAGGACGCAAGGAACAAGGCTACCGTTAAAAAGGTCGCTAATAGGCAAAACTTAGGGACCGTTGAGGTCATACAAGCCAAGACAACGGCTGACGCTTTGGTGCAGATTACTGCTGACCAGAACGCCAAGCAAGACGCTTTGAACGCCCAAGCGGTGCAGACCGAACTGGAGCGACGCAAGAAGTTCAACGAGGACATGAAGGCCAACGAACTGGCCTTGGCCGACTTCAAACAACAGGTAACGGTTGACTCATTGCAATCCGTTCAAAGCATCTTGCAGTCCTTTGGCAATGAAAGCAAGGGACTTGCTCTTGCTGCCTTGGCCTTGGAGAAAGGTCTTGCTATTGCCAATGTCATCGTCAACCTGCAAAAAGAGATGGCAGCGAATGCGGTCATAGCAGCAGCAAACCCGGCCAATGCTATAACCGCAGGAGCAGCAGGGGTCGCACAACTCAAGGCCTACAACACGCTTTCAAAGATTCGTGCAGGATTACGCATCGCAGCGATTACCGCTGCTGGCATCCAAGGAGCCAAAGCCATTACGGGCGGAGGGGATAGCGGAGGCGTTCCAACAGGTGCAGCAGGTGGCGGTGGCGCACCGGGTGCAGCAGCAGCCCCGTCAATCTTCGCAAACCCGAATGTTACCGACCTGTCGGGATTCGGTCAAGGCCAAGGCCAAGGTTCATCACCGATGCGAGCCTATGTGGTCGAGAGGGACATCACTCAAAGCACTCGCAGGGTTCGGAGGTTGGAGGAATTTGCAACTTTAGGGGCGTAGGACATTTACCACTATGGAACTACCCATTTACAGGATGACCGTGGACGAGGTGGATGAAGGGGTCCAATTCGTGGCCTTGACTGATATGCCAGCGATTGAACGGCCATTCCAAGCCTTCAGCAAAGCCAAGCAGAAGTTTACCGAAACAGGCGAACGGAGAGTGCTTACTGGCCCTCTCATGCTTGCAGACACTCCCATCTTTAGGAAGGACGAAACCTATGGCGAATACTATGTCGTGTTTGACAAAGCGACCATCCGCAAAATCGTGCAGAAGTACTTTAAGCAGGGCAACCAGCACAACGTCAACGCTTATCACAACGCTGAACTGGACGGAGTGTTCATGTTTGAGAGTTACATCACCGACTCCGAGCGTGGCATCATGCCACCCAAGGGCTACGAGGACACACCCGATGGCTCTTGGTTCGGTTCTTTCAAGGTTGAGAACGACGAAGTGTGGGACAACCGCAACCTGTTCAGGGGTTTCTCCGTTGAAGGGCTGTTCGGGATGGACAAGACCGAATCCGAACTGGAGGTCGCACTCGCTGGCCTCGCTGACGAATTAACCGCTTTTTTGCAACAATTAACCCCCACCTACAAATCCCACTAACTATGAACCTGAAAAACGCAATCGAATCCCTGCGGACTGAACTCCGCAAATTCAGCACCCAAAAGCAGTCCTTTGCTGACTACAAGTTGACCGATGGCACGGTTGTCCGTGTTGACGGGGACCTCGTTGCCGGTACTGCCGTTTATGTCGTTGCCGAAGATGGTACACTCCCTGCTCCCGATGGCGAGCACGTCGTTGAGGGTGTTGGTACTATCAAGACCGAAGGAGGCAAAATCGTCGAGGTCATTGCTGCCGAAGTCGCAACCCCCGAAATCGAAGCCTTGCCCGTTGCTGCTGAAATCACCCCCGAAGTGGCCGTTGAGGTAACCGAGGAAATCAAGGAAGCCTATCCTGCCATGACCCCCGAAGTTGTGGAGGCCATCGTCGCCAAGCACCTCGCTGGCATTATGGAAGAACTCAAGGCAGCCTATGCCGAGATGGGCAAGATGAAGGAGAAGATGTCTGCCTTCGCATCGCAGGTTGAAACCATGGCCGACATCGTTGAGAAGGTTTCCGAACTCCCAGCCGAAGCCCCAAAAGCAAGCGGTTCAGCAATCGTTGAGCAGCGCAAGGCTCAGGCATCGCAGAACTTCAACGCACTCGCACAAGCACTCCAATCACTCAAAAAAAACTAAACCCCTAAACCCCCATTAACAATGGCATATTCGTTCACAGGATTAACCTCCTACACCGACCAAGAGAGGCTCCCTCTCATCACCAAGGCCGTATTCTCGGCCCGTTCAGCGTCTTTGTTCACCAAGCAGGTGGGCATCAAGTTCGCTGCTGCCCTCAACCTCATGGACACCGATGCTTTGATTCAAAGCGGTGATGCTTGCGGTTACACTACTTCAGGAACGACTGCCTTCACCCAGCGGAATATCACCGTTGGTCGTATGAAAGTGCAAGAAACCTTGTGTCCTCGTTCCTTGGAACAATACTGGATGCAGACCCAGTTGACTGCTGGCTCTACCTACGATAGTGTTCCTTTCGAGCAGGCTTTCTCCGAGCAGAAGGCTCTCCGTATCGCAGAGGCTTTGGAGAATGCAATTTGGAAGGGCAACACCTACTTTTCAGGTGTCAACCAGTTGTTGAACGCTGCATCGGGTTCTACCATCAGCGGTAACACAGGAGCGGTATCGGCCTCCGTTGGTGTTACCACAGGTAATGCAATCGCCATCTTTGACGGCATCTACAACCAAATTCCGCAGGCTATCTTGACCAAGACGGACCTCGTAATCTTCTGTGGTTGGGACAACTTCCGTACCTTGCTTGGTGCGTTCAAATCAACCGCTAACGTCATGTACAACCAAGTTGACTTGGCTGGCCTTGCTGACGGGGACATCATGTATCCCGGCACGAATGTCCGTGTCATTGCAGTCCCCGGCTTGACTGGCACGAACCGCATCGTTTCGTCTTACCTCGGCAACTTCTTCTACGGAACCGACTTGTTGAGCGACGAGGAGCAGTTCTCGATTTGGTTCAGCAAAGACAACGATGAAGTCCGCTTCCAAGCAGCCTTCAAAGCAGGTGTCCAAATCGCTTACCCCGACCTCATCGTAGACTTCCGCTTGACCTAATGTGTAGGGGGGAGGGAAACCTCCCCTCACTTTTTGTTCTCTTGAAACTTAAACCCCAAATACACATATGTCCTGCTCCTTAACAACTGGCTACGCCCTTGGATGCCGAGATTCAGTCGGTGGCATCAAAACAATTTATGTCCAATCCTTCATCCCAACGGGGTCCTGCAATGCCAACCTATCAGGTGCGGTTACAGGGTTCACGGGTTACGCTTCGGGTGGGTTCTTCGAGTATGACTTGACCAAGGCTACGTCCTCTTTGACTGAAACCTTGAATGCGAGTATCGAGAACGGTTCAATCTACTACACGCCCGAAGTAACCTTCACCATCAACAAACTGCAAGTCGCAGTCCGCAACGAACTCCGCTTGTTGGTCCGTAATCGTGTCATCGTCATCGTGCAAGACAACAACAACCGTTATTGGTTGTTGGGTTCTGCCAACGGCTTGGAAGCAACCGCTGGAACCGCTGGAACTGGTACTGCCTTCGGAGATAGAAGTGGCTACGAGTTGACGCTTACCGGGATGGAACCTGACCCGATGTTCACGATTGCATCCACAGTCTTTTCACCATCGACTGCACAGATACTCGGTTCGTAGTATCTTTGACTTAGGTTTTCATCATCTGAGGTTTGAGAGGGGCAGTCAGCAATGGCTGCCCTTCTTATTTTTACCCCATGAAGATTTGCATCGTTTACAACGCCCATCCAACCGGGTGCAGTTTCTATCGGTTAGAAATGCCGAACGCTTACCTTGGCGACAACTATCCGGAGTTTGATTACGTCTGCGTTGAGAACATCACGACCATTAGCGACGAGGGGTTGAAGTCCATTGACCTGTTCCTGTTCAGCCGGCTTTGGTGTCAGGGGACGATGGAGCAAGTCGAAAATGTTTACAAAGCCCTGACCCAATTCGGGGCCAAAGTCATCCTTGACTTGGACGACTACTGGGTGCTTGAGAGCGGACACATCATGTACCGCCACTACCACCAAACCAAACTTGCAGAGGTCATTCGTAAGCACATCAAATTAGCCGATTGGGTTACCTGTACCACCGAGCATCTTGCCTCTCGCATACGGCCTCTAAATGCGAATGTGAGCATCTTGCAGAACGAACCCTACGAAGCCTACCAGCAGTTCATCCCCAACCCCGACGAAGAACCCGACAAGCATCTCGTGAAGTTCGGTTGGTTCGGTGGTGCGCAGCATGGCGAGGACATGGAAATGCTCCGTGAGGGGATGCAGAAGTTACGCTGGGACGCAAACCTTGACGGCAAATACCGCCTCTACCTCGGAGGGTGGAACGACAATAACCCCGTGTACGAAGGCTACGAGAAAATCATCAGCGACCAAGGGAACAACCCGAACTACGGACGCATTCAGGCTGCGGATATTTACTCCTACGTCGGGGGCTACAACTTCGTGAACGTAACCCTTGCACCGCTCCGGGACACCAAGTTCAACAAACTCAAGTCCGAGTTGAAGGTCGTTGAGGCAGGGTGGATGAACAAGGCCATCATCGCATCCGAAACCATCCCTTACACCGACGTAATTCGGCATGGAGAGAATGGCTTTCTTGTGGCTTACAACAAGCCCAAGGACTGGTACAAGTACATCAAGCAGTTAATTCTTGACCCCGACCTGCGTAAGGGCTTGGCTGACAACCTCACGGCCGACATCAAGAAGCGGTTCAACGTGGCTGAAACCGCCAAGAAGCGGGCCGAACTATACAGGCAGATTGGGCGCAAATTGTGAAATTCGGGGGCATCGCACATTTACAAGCAGATGCTTTACCTGAACCCTGACACGACCAACACCCTGACGGTTACTTGGACCGAGCGAGCCGGTACCGGGGACCGCTACATCTTGCGACTCACAAGCATCGCAAAGAATACCACGACCGATTTCACCCTGCTGAAATCAGCCAACCTTTCCAACTACACGAACCGCTATGACCAATTTCAGATTGCCGTGGGGTCGCTTGAAACAGGCTCGTATAAGTATGAAGTTTACGATACCAATAGCACGGTTTCAGCAGCCCTTGCGGTGGTTGAAACGGGCTTGGCTTTTCTACAAACCGCAACGATAGGCTTCAATACCTACGCAAACACAATCACTTACAACACCTATCTCGCATCCAGCGTGAGGGTATTCGATTCAACCTTTGATTCAACCTTTGCCTAATGAGCGTACAAACACGAAGCCAACTCCAAGCGAGTGCATTAACGATAACCAACGAAACCGCTGCCGGGGCGAACACCGCATCCCGTGTTGGTGGTCTATTCGACGACCTTGCAGACACCGCAACGCTTGACCGAGAGCGGGGATTTGCGAACCTTTACATAGACACCAACACGGCCTTCACGCCAACGCAGGGTCAAAGAGTCAAGTTGACAAGTTCGATGAAATCGGGCGTTTTGTCAACCTACAACTTTTCAAGGACCACCAACTCGCTGACCTACACAGGCACAACGGGGGCGACCCTTCGCATCGCTGCGTCCATAGTCTTGGCGCAGAATAACAACAACCAAATCAAGGTTTACATCGCCAAGAACGGCACAACGATTGACCAGTCAATGACTGACATCACAACGGCTCACACGAACGGCCATGCGATTTACACGGAGGCCTACGTTACGGGTGCAGTCAATGATGAATTTGCCATCTACGTCAACGCAATCGATAGCGGTGCAAGTATCACGATTTCTGCCCTTTCATTCACAGTTCATACGCTATGAGCAAGTCAACGCAGCACTTCACCCAATGGTTGGGGATAGAGCATAAGGTTCCCGTGATGCTCGAAAACCGTTCGGGCAAATACATCACCTACGGCTTTGCCAACGAATACCCCTACTACCTTCTTGACAACTATCGCAGGAGCAGCAAGCACAACGCTATTGTCAACGGCAAGGTCAACTACATCATGGGCGGAGGCTGGCAGGCAGGGGATGACTTGACCGTGGAGCAGCAGGCCCGATTCATCAAGTTCTTCGATGGAATGTCAAGCACGGAGGACCTCAACGACATCACGGAGAAATTGGTCCTTGACTTGGAGATTTTCAACGGCTTTGCGGTTGCGGTTACTTGGTCCAAACTTGGCACGATTGCGAAGATGGAACACGTCCCGTTTGAGAAAATCAGGGTTGACAAAGAGGAGAAGATGTTTCAGGTGGCCGATTGGTACAACGACGATATGATGCAGTTGTTTCCGAAGGTGGGGGACATCGAGAAAATCCCTGCATTCGACCCGGAGAATCGCCTCGGAAAGCAGTTGTTTTATTACAGGGTCTACGCAGCAGGCGTGAAGCACTATCCTTTGCCCGAATACATCGGAGGCAACGCTTGGATTGAGGCAGACGTGCAAGTGGCGAACTTCCACAACAACAACCTGCGAAACAACTTTTGGGGCGGTTACTTGATAAACTTCAACAACGGCATTCCTACACCCGAAGAGCAAGGCGACATCGAGAGGCAAATCAAACGCAAGTTTAGCGGTACGGACAACGCTGGTCGCTTTGTTGTAACCTTCAACGACGATGCAGCCAAGGCCCCGACACTTGAACCGCTCACTCCGAGCGACATGGATAAGCAGTTCGAAATCTTGAACAAGGCCATTCAGCAAGAGATATTCATCGCCCATCGTGTAACCAACCCGATGCTTTTCGGTGTCAAGACCGAAGGCCAATTGGGTGGACGCAACGAATTGGTCGAAGCATACGAACTATTCAAGGCCACCTACGTCAACGACCGGGTCCGCAAAGTGGAGCGGATGATTAACTACCTCGGCTCCTTCAATGGAGTGGAAGGGATGGAACTTATCCCCGTTGAGCCTATCACGGAGCGACTAAGCGAACAAGCCCTCTTGCAAATTATGACCCAAGACGAACTGCGTGAGAAAGCAGGTCTGCAACCCTTGGAGAAACCTGCCGACGTGGTTGGACCTAACCCCCAACCCGACGAGCAACCGCAAGCCGTGGAAGCATTGCAGAGCAACGACAACATCAAGAAGTTATCGGGCCGTGAGTACCAAAACCTGATGCGTATCGTGCGTCAGTATATGCAGGAGAAAATCACTCTTGAAATGGCTCGGACGATGCTATCAGCGGGCTTCGGTTTGTCAGCCCAAGAGATTGACACGATGCTCGGAGTGCAGGCCCAAGAGTTTAGCGAACCGACTTGGGGCGAGGAAGACGATGAGGACTACGGATGGGGCGACGAAGAGTTCAAGGTCTTGGAGGTGGTTGCAAGCAAGTTTGGATGCCATGCCGACGATTACCATGTCATGCACTCCAAGCCGATGCGGTTCGACTCCAACATAGACGAAAACATCCGTTTGGCCTTTGCCGAACTGGGCGAAGAAGAAAAGGAACTGGACAAGAAGATTGAGGCCTACCGCAAGAAGAACCGGGACGCATCGGTCGAAGAAATGGCAAAGGAGTTCGGAGTTAGCAAGGCCAAGGTCGCCAAGCGGGTCGCCTACCTAATCACAAAGGACCGCTATCCTATCAGCAGGGCGGTGGACAAGATTGCCGAGCAGAACCTTCCCAAGGGCGTGAAGGAAGTTGCAGAGCCAGTCTTGGAAGTCCGCTACAAATACGCATGGGCCACGGGTTTCAGCAACAAAGACAAAGGCTCCAGCCGTGAGTTCTGCAAGGTCATGCTGGACTTAGCCGGGCAAGGCAAGGTTTACACACGTGAGGACATCGACGGGATTTCTGCGATAATGGGCTACTCCGTATGGAATCGCAGGGGCGGTTGGTATCACACGCCCAGCGGAGTGAACAGGCCCCAATGTCGCCATGTATGGGAGCAGCAACTCGTTA